CTTTCTTTCGGTAGCATATGCTAACATCGATTCTTTTAATTGTACATCTTGGTAAAATGATAATACATCTCCAATTGCGGCCGCCTGTTCAATGAACACCATACCAGGAGATGCTTCATTAAAATCGGAATATGTGTTTGGGAAATATGTTTTTGTAAAGTCTATAAGGTTTTGCTTCAATGTAGCAAAATCTTTACCTGCATAATTTATGTTTTTATTATCAGAACCCCAACTCTTATTTAAAGGTTTAATTGCCATTTTTATTAATTATTTACATTTATAGTTACCGATTCTCCTAAGTTTTTATTTGATTTTAAAGAGAATTTTATATCCAATGCAATTCTATTTGCATCTATATCATTTTCATCATAATCAAATATTATTTCATCTATATTCAAATATGGCAACCAAGCTTCAACTGCGTTCATTATAGACAATTCAATACTCCTTTCTATACTACCCTCTACAATTGGTTCAAATAATACTTTCCAAATATCACATCCAAATTCAGGTTGCATTAATCTCTCTCCCTTTTTAGTGAGAATTAAATTTTTTAAATTATCTTTAGCTTGATTTAGTGTTGTATAATTTACCGCAAATGCACCTCCTTTATCGGAAGATTTATTAATACCTATCCCAAGTATTTTATAATCATTTTCCGATAAATCTACTACATTAACTTTACCAAGCTCTATTGCCATTATTAAAATCTTTTAACTAACTCTGAATAATCTCTTGTCAATGCCTTTGTTAATGCATCCAATCCAGCATTATCTGTTGTTGGTATTTGTTGTCCAGGTACCATATCAGTTGAATAATTCATTGTTTCCCATTCTTCTTCCATTGTTCTATGTGGTTGGATTGCATCTAATATACTACCACCACCCATTCCATTCATCGTACCTTCTGCTCTATGTGCAGCTGTAAATGGTTGGGTTGCATTTAAAATTTCGTTTATCATTGGGTCTTTTGAAAATTCCCTCTGAGGTGCTTGTCTTTGTTGAACTTGCTGCACTGGTTGTTTTCTAGTTTGTGCTGGTGGAACTTCCGTTAATTCTCTTAAAGATGGTGTAGAAGTTTTTCTTTGTGAGTTCAATGTAACCGCACCAGATTTGATAAGTTTAGCAAGTTCTTCTTTAACTTGATTCTTAACTTCATTTTTTACAACTTCTTTGATTAAAGTTACTAAAATTTCTGATTTCATAAAAATATATTGTTCTGTTTGTTAATAAATATTGAAAGTTAAAATTTACCCAATTATACTATACGAACTCCATTGTAATATCGCCGGTGCGGGTGGAGCAGGTGGTGGATATTGTGCCATAACGGACATTGTACCACTTGTCCCAAGCAAATGCAATTTTGCTACATTTACAAATGGGCCTATCATAATATTAGTTGGTTCTGAAAATACTATTGTAGGAGGTATAAACCATATGTTTGGTATCTCTGGTATTAATCCATTTATAACATCATATGCCATAGCCTCTATTTCTTCTTTTGTTGGTGTTTTTTCTTCTATTTGCTTTTTTAATTCTTCTTTAGTTGGTATATCCGGTATAGATATTCCAGGCAATTGTATCGATGGTATTACTCCATTTATAGTATCTTTAACATATTTTTTAACTTCGGCCGGCGTTGGCTTTGGGTTTGGAATCGATTCGGATACAGCAACCGCAGTTTGAATAACTGCATATACAGGTTGTAATATGGTTTCCTCAATTGGTTTGATTATTTGTTCAGTTATAACTTTAACGGCTTCCTCTAATGCTTTCTTTTTAGCTTGCTCTATTAATTCTTTTTTCTTCGGTAATTCTGGAAATGGAAATTTAATAGATGGTTTAAATTGAGAACCAATTGATGGTTTTTTCTTTTTTGCTTCTTTTAGTTTTGCAACTATTTCTTTACCTGCTAAAATAGCCGGATGATTTTTAACTTCTGGGGCTAGTTCTTCTTTGTTTTGAATTTTTTGAATAGTTTCATAAACATTAACAGTCAACGCAGGTAGAGGTGCTGGAAGTGGTATGTTTATTGTTTTACTTTTAAGTTCATCTTCTAACGCTTTTAAAACTTCCACTTCAGCTTTATGTTTTGCAGTAGAAGCAGCTAATGATATTGGGCTAGGTCCAATATTCATAATTGTTCCAGGCGCAGGTGGAGTCATTTGCCACCCCAGTGGTTTTAATAATGGATTTGGTATTGGAGCCATTTCAGCACCCATCCAATATGCATCAAATGCAGATGGGTATATCTCTTGTAAAATATTAAAGTTCTCACCATCGGAATCCGTACCTTTTTTTAATGCTCTTTTTATAACATCAGCCATTCCCTTAACATTCCCATTTATAATAGGAACACCATAAAGCATATCACCACCTCTCTTTATACATTGGTCATATTCATTAGCATAGAATTCGGCAAATGAATCAGGGTCTTTTGAAAATTGACCAGATATCATTGATTTTAAAACATTAACTTTGAATAGTGTCCAAGACATTATGATTTACTTAAATAGTTTCTTGCGGAAAGAATTGTGTTTAATCTACCTTTAATAGCATCAAATTCAGCTCTATTAACAGGTCCAGCCGGAGTAGGTCCTACCGGTGTTGCGTATATTTGTTTATTTATAGCCGATATTAAATCTTGTAATATCTTTACTAATTCACCACCTAAAACCATTTTTTGTACATCTGCACCTGCTCCACCTTCACCCGTGTCTTTTCCTAAATAAATTTTACCACCACTATCTGAATTTAAAAATATTTTATTATTTCCTTTAGAATGTAATGTAATTACTTTATCGGTATGTAGGTAAATATCTTTAGCTGAATCAACAGTAAATCTACCATCAGTTATAATACCTGTATTCTTTTTACCAAAGATAATAAATTCATTTGCTTTCGCTGATAAAATGATTCTATCTGAATTTACAAACAATTGGTCACCTTTTAAATCGGAAGATGATGGGTATTCTATAAATGCTTTCTTTTCCTTTTTAGTTGTTTCTAAGAAAGGAACTTTGACTTTATTAGATGTGATATAAATAGATGTACCATCTTTATTAATATCTTCATCAATTAACTCTCCAATCTTTTTAGAATCCAATTCAGGATTTTGCTTATTTCTTATGTAAATGCCAGGCGAAGATGTCTTACCATCCTCTGTCAAAAAGAACTCACTAAAACGAATTGTATTACTAACTCTACCACTTATAATAGTATCACCTTCAAGTGGTTTTAGAAATTTAATCTTCTCATTTACATTATATTTGTTATCCTTTTTATTTGTGTCCGATGCCGTAGTTGTACCACCTGTTTGAGCCGATTCTCTCTTTTCTTTAGCAGATGAATCACTACCAGTTTCGGATGTATCTTCTTCTTTGGTAGCTTCGTATTTAGAATAATCTCTTCTATAATTTGAATATGGTGTAATACAATATGGAAGATAAAATGTTTGTTCTTCTATTTTTATAATAATTACTGTTTCCCCTTTTATCGGAAAAGTAAAATTATTCTTATCAAATGGGTGTGCGTAATCATCTGTACTAATGGTATCCTCAAATTTATAAGTGATAGCACCATACATCCTAGCATCAGTATCGGAGAATGCTTTATTTCCATTATATATAGAAACGGCATCTCCACCATCATATTTTAATAAATCAGTATTAGTAGGATATACTTTATCTACTGTTGCTAAAAATGATTTCATTTATATTTTTGTTTTTATTTCTTCTATTTCAACTTGAATATCTAATAACTTTTCATCATTCTTTTTATCAATTTCATTAACGGTATCCTCTAATTCCGTTAATAGTTGAGCTTTTTCGCTTTCACTCAACCAACCATCTTCACCAATACCTTTAGCCTCTGCGGTTGCCAATCTTTGAGCAATAGTTGCCAACTTAATTAAGTGGTCATCGTTTTTAATAGATGAATCAATTAAATCTTTAATAATTGGTGCAAGTACTGTTGCTTCGCCTACATTTTTAATCAATTTACGAAGTGATTCAATCATTTCTGAAATATTCTTCTTCTTTGTTTGTTGATTATCGTAGATATCTTTGAATAGTGATGATAAATTTTTACCATCAAATAATTGAAATTCTGAACTCATTATTCTATATCTTTGTTAATTAATTTACTTAATGCTTCTTTGTCTTCGGTTGATAGTTGTTGATAGAATTCTACCGATAGACTAGCCCAAGATTTAGATTCTTCCATTATTGGTAAGTTATTATCATCAGATGGCATTACCCCCAATTCACCTGCCCAACAATTTATAGAATTCAATTTTATCATTCCTGTTTTCATAAGGTTTGTTTAGAATAAATATTCTTATATTATAAAGTTATATTCTTATATCACCTTCATCCATAAACTGATTATATAATTCCATTTGTTTTTCTCTCATTTTATTTACAACTTTGGTAATATAATGAGTTGGATGCCCGGTCATTTCTCTTATTAATAAGTAAAGAGATTTTTTATTAAATGATTCTATATATTCTGCTCTTCTAAATAATTCTAATACTGCATCTGCAATCTGAATATCTCTTTTCTTTTGAAAATAGTTTTCTAAATGTTCATCCCAATACGCTAGCATCCTCGTATTGAATGTACGATATTCATCGTTTTGATTTTCTTCTTTCCAATTATTTTCGGTATCAAATGATTCTGGCATAGCAGACATGATATCCGTATCTTTATATCGTTTGTAATTTGCGTTGTTTGTGAGAATCAAATAATTTCTTGCAACAATAGTAAAGTAAGAAAATGCTTTTCCTTTACCTGCTTTGTACATATG